AATGTAAGATTGTCCACCCACAAACACAAGCTTTCCAAAAATGGATTTTCTTTTGAGCTATTAGAGTGCGTTAGTTTTGAAAACGGAGTTCAAGCAAGAAAACTAGAGCAAGAATTATGCGACTCTCTTCCCGTTGCTGGACTAGCAGTAGACGGCTTCAGAAGAGAGTCCACTAAATATACTAAAGAAACCCTAGATTATATTCTGGGACGAATCCACACATTAGGAGTATCACAGCAAAATGGCAAACATTGATTCCTTTAAATCAGCCTTTTACGGAGGGGGCATTCGCCCTAACCAATTTAAAATTCAGCTAAACTTTCCTTTGGCTGATGGCACCGGAGCAACAATTCTTACAGAATTCTTCTGTTCTGGTGGTTCGCTTCCAGCCTCTACGGTTGGGACAATCGAAACCTACTACAGAGGTCGCGCAGTAAAAACTTCTGGTGATAGATCATTTGAACCTTGGACCGTAACTGTCATCAACGACAACGATTTCAGAGTTCGCAACGCTCTCGAAAATTGGTCGGAGATGATGAACAAGAACCGAGACAACACCGGAACACTTGAGCCTGCTGCATATTGGCAAGACTTGTATGTCACTCAACTTGACAGAAACGGAAATGAACTCAAGACTTACAAAATGATTGGTGCATACCCAGAAAACGTCAGCGCGATTGAATTGTCTTTTGACACTCTAAATACTATTGAGACTTTCACTGTAACTTTCCAATATCAATATTGGACTACGGAAGGTCGTCTAGCGAGTAACGTAGTTTAATAGAGTAGAAACAACAAACTCGGGGGCATAAACAGCCCCCGAGTCATATGAAGGACGTACATCATGGCATTTACCGATCTATTCGGGTTTAAGATTGTAAGATCAAAAGAAGACAAAGACAACTCTCCGACATTCTCACCAGAAGTTTCGGACGATGGGTCTTTTCCTATTTCTGCGGTTGCTGGCTTCTATGGAACCTTCATCGACATTGAAGGGCTTACACGAAGCGAAACTGAACTCGTTCGCAGGTACAGAGAAATCTCTCTTTACCCTGAAGTTGATCAATGAATCCAATATATCGTAAACGAAGCAATCTGCGAAGACGCTAGCGGCGATATTGTCAAGCTTGATTTGGAGTTTGTTGAGGTTGATGACAGAATCAAAGACTTTGTCGAACACGAGTTCTATAATGTTCTTGACCTGTTGGACTTTAGAGAATCAGCATCCGAAATCTTTCGCCGATGGTATGTTGACGGTAAGATTTATTACCACATTCTAATTGACCCGAAACACATTCAAAGAGGCATCAAAGACCTTCGTTTGGTTGATGCCATCAAGATGAAGAAGGTAACTGAATACGAAACTGTTCAGGCTTCCACTGGCGCACAAATGCTTCACAAGAAAGAGGAATATTTTGTTTATTCTGATTCTGGCTTCGGGGGAACATCAGCTAACAGTCAGGTCGGGCAACCAGCATCACAGACTTCACAGCACCTAAAGATTTCTCCAGATTCGATTCTATATTGCAATTCGGGTCTGACCGATCCATCGACACAAAACGTTCTTAGCTTCCTACACAAAGCAATTCGTCCAGCAAACCAACTTCGCATGATGGAAGACGCTATCGTCATCTATCGTTTGAGTCGGGCATCAGAGCGCAGAGTATTCAAAATTCCTGTCGGCCATTTGCCAAAGACTCAGCAAGAAGGATACATGAGAAAGATGATTTCTCAGTATCGAAATAAGATGGTTTACGACGGAAAGACCGGCGAAGTTCGTGACGACAAAAAGTTCATGTCTATGCAAGAGGATTTGTGGTTGCCTGTTTACGGCGACGGAAAATCCGCAGACATTACCACTCTTCCCGGCGCACAAGCTCTGGACAAAATTGAAGACGTTGTATACTTCCAGAACAAACTATATCAAGCACTTAACGTGCCACTATCAAGACTTCAAGAAGACAAGGCGTTTAGTCTTGGAAGAAGTTCTGAAGTAACCCGAGATGAATTGAAGTTTTCTAAGTTCATCGACAAGCTTCGCAGAAGATTCTCAGGTCTAATCCTCGATGCACTCAAGATTCAGTGCGTGCTAAAGGGTATCATGACAATCGAAGAGTGGGAAGAAATTGTCAAGGACGTTAAGGTAATCTTCAGTAAGGACAACAACTTTACTGAACTAAAAGAGATTGAACTTCTTAACGACCGTCTAGATGTTCTAGGAAAGATTGACTCTTACATTGGAACCTATTTTTCTCGCCAGTATGTGTATCGCACAGTTCTAGGAATGACTGCGCAAGAAGCGAAAGAGATGGAAGATCAGATCGAAAAAGAGCGCACATTCAACCCAGACGAATACAAACCCGCCCCAACTGGTTCTGGCGGTGGTCTTGGCGGTCTTGGTGGAGATTTGGGTGGAGGTTCGCCGGTTGACTTTGGTGCTGACATGGAAGGTGAGCTTCCTGAAATTGAAGGCGAACCATCAGCACCTACCACAACAGAGACTGAGCCTGCTGCTGGTGGCGAAGTGACCTTCGCTCCCCCAACACAGCGACAAGCATAAATAGTCGTAATGAATTAATTTAAAGGTTCAAACAATGAAAGAAGAAATCAGAAACATGATTCAAAAGGTTGTTCAAGGAAAGCACCTTGAAGCCCAAGAATCTTTTAGCAAGGTCTTTTCGCAAAAGGCTCTGGAGAAAGTTCAGAGCCTCAAGACAGACGTTGCCAAGGAATTCTTTAACAAGGATCAGGAGTAATTTAAATGCCTGTAACCGTAACCACGCTAAAGAAAACTCTTAATCACTCTGTGATCAAGCTTGTGGGCAATGGGTCACACACCATTGCCCTCTCTAGTCTCGTAGAAACAAACGACAAAGAAGCGTTCTTCGAGAATGGGGACAGCATCATCAAGGTTAGAGATACATTGGGTATTGTAATTGGCGGAACCGTTTCTGGAACCGGGATTACTCCGGGTACAACAGTCACCGAAATTCGTGACCACTATGTAACCCTGTCTGCTCCGACAACCGCTGATTCTTCTGGGGTCTACACTTTCGACAGTCAGGTTTACACCTCTGGAGTATCAAAAGTAAATATCAACAAGGTTTACTATGACACCGACGTTACTGGCGGAATCAAGATTACTCGGAATGCAGTTGATGTGTTGTCTTTTACCAGATCAGGAATTTGGCAATTCGACGGCTTCTCTCTGTCAGAAAACAACACTAGTGACATCGTAGTAACCCTTTCAGGAACTTTCTCTTCTACCTTGATTATTGAGGTCAGAAAGGTTGGCGGTTATGGCGATGCAGATCACCCACTAAGAAGCTAATAGAAGAATAAAATGGCAAGACTAATCGTAGAACCTTCCAATACAAAAGTAGAAATTATCACCGAATCTGTTGACGGTGTAAAGCAATACTACTTGACCGGCTCTTTTTCTTCGGCGGACACACCAAACAAAAACAAGCGCATTTATCCCATGCGCGTTTTGAAGCCTGCCGTAGAAAAGTACATCGACGAATATGTAAACACTAAGCGGGCTGTCGGAGAACTCAATCACCCAGATAGCGCAACAATTAATCTAGACAGAGTTTCCCATTTGATTGAAGACCTTCACTTCGAAGGAAAAGAACTTATGGGTAAAGCTAAAATTCTAGATACCCCTTGTGGCAAACAAGCCAAAGCTCTACTGGAAGGTGGAGTAAAGCTTGGAGTAAGCACTCGGGCGCTTGGGTCTGTTAGAGAAGTCAACGGAGTCAATGAAGTTCAGGATGACTTCATGTTGGCAACTGTCGATATTGTGCATGACCCGAGCAACTACTCTAGCCTTGTTGAAGCNNGAATGGCAAGAAAGATTTAGAGAAACGGTCAGGCAAGCAAGCAAAGCCCAACTTCAAGAAACTTATTTTAAGCTATTCAAAGAGTACGTTGACAGCTTCAAAGTTCTTAAGTGATTGTTTCAAAAACAAACCAGTATAAATAGCTATATAACACAAATAAACTAGGAGTTTAACCCATTATGGCACTAGAAGATACCATTCGTCAAATGCTTCAGGAAGGTAAGAAGCCTTCGGCAGTTGACAAGGAAAAGGTCAAGGCCGAATTGAAAGCCACTCAAGAGAAGATTAAGAAGCTCAAGAAAGATGGCAAGGACGTTACCAAGCTTACAACAAAGGTAAAAGACCTTCGTAAGCAACTAAAAGAATCCTTCGGCGAAGAAGACCTAGACGAAGTTCAAGAAGCTGAAGGCAAGGCAAGTTATACCGCTGATGGTGTTAACGTTGTGGACGCTGACGGTGAAGTTGTGCACGTTGCAGATTCTGAAGAAGAATCTCAAGAAATCGTTGCTCGACTAAATGACGAGCTAACTGAAGCTGCTGGCGACGACGAAGAAGAAAAAGAAGGCGAGGACAAAGAGGGCGAAGAAGAAGCTCCTGCTGGCGCAGAAGACGATCTTGGCCTCGGCGACGAGCTAGGCGACCTAGAAGGCGAAGAAGAGGCTCCTGTGGCTTCTGATGAGGTTGCAGGCGAGTTTGCCGACGAAGAATCTCCTGCTGGCGAAGAAGGCGAAATGCCAGACGACGAAAGAGTCACTGTAGTTGTTGTTTCTCCAGAACACGAAGACGAAGAGTCTGGCGAAGAATCTAAGGAAGAAGACTCTGAAGCAGACGAAAGGAAAGAAAATCCTTTTGGAGATGGCGTCAAGAAAGAATCTGTTGACGTTATCGAATCCTTGCTCTCAGGCGAAACTCTTTCCGAAGATTTCAAAGAAAAGACTCGTGTAATCTTCGAAGCCGCACTAAACGAAAAACTAGAGCAACACAAGAAACTAGTTGAAGATCGCGTTAAGGCTAAGTATTCAGTGAAGCTTAAGACTATTCGCGAAGAATACGATCAGAAGCTTTCTAAGCAGATTTCAATTGTGGAAGACACAATTGTTGAAAAAATTGATTCATTCCTCAACTACGAAGTTGATCAGTGGGTTAATGAAAACAAAGTAGCTTTGGTGGGCAATCTACGTGCCGAACTCACCGAAGAGTTTATTGATGGTCTAAAGGGACTATTCAAAGAGCATTATATCGATGTTCCTGATGAAAAGTTCGATTTGATTGGTGCACAAGAAGAAACGATTCAGACTCTAGAAACCAAGCTAGAAGAATCGGTAAAGGGCTACTCGGACCTAGCAAAAGAGAACAAGGAATTGAAGCGTAAGATGATTATCGCTGAAGCCTCTCAAGGTCTGACCGAAACTCAGAAATTGCGTTTCGAAAAGCTAACCGAAAAGGTTGATTTCGAATCGGAAAAGACTTTCCAAGGGAAGCTGGATATCATCAAGGAATCATTCTTTGGTAAGAAGGCAGACAAGGAAGTTCTGGCCGAAGAGAAGAAAGAAGAAGAAAAGCAACTATCTACCGTTGACATCTACGCAAAGATGCTCAAGCGCGGTTGATAAGCTTAAAATAATTTAATCATAAATAGTTACAGATTGTTTCTATCAATCAAACTCAATTATTCAAAAGGAAACTGAAACATGGAATCTCAAAACACTCAGGTGCTTGTTGAAAAGTGGTCGCCAATTCTTGACCACGAAGATATCGGCAAGATTCAAGACCCAGTTAAGCGTCGTCATACCGCTATCGTTCTAGAGAACCAAGAGCGCGCTATGAAGGAAGAGCGCATGGCTCTTAACGAAGCTGGCCCCGGCAACCAAACTGGCGCTTACCCAGACGCAGGTGCAGGTATCGCCAAGTACGATCCAGTGCTAATCAGCCTAGTTCGTCGTTCACTTCCAAACCTAATCGCTTATGACGTTTGTGGCGTTCAGCCAATGCAACAGCCAACTGGCCTAGTATTCGCAATGCGTACTCGTTATGGCGATCAAACTGGTCAAGAAGCTTTCTACAACGAAGCTAACTCAGCTTTCTCTGGTACTGGCTCACAGACTGGCACTGATCCTTTCACCGCTACCAACGGTACTGGTATGGACACCGCTTCTGCTGAACAGCTAGGTGCTGCTGGTTCAACCGGAACTCCAGC